CTCAGCTCGTTTTTGGGCGATTGATTCACCGCCTTCACCGTTCTCTTGCTGAATCATGAGACCGACGTTCTTCAACGTGGTAGCGGCCAGTTCTGCTCCTTCTTCGGCCAGTTTGATGGCCTGAAGGTCCATGCCGTAATGGTTTGCAATAGCTTGTAGCTTTTCTTGTAAGTTCATTTAATGAGTCCTTGTTTTCTAAGCCGTTCTCTGACTTCTCGTTTGATCTTTTCTGATCGTTCGCGCCTTGCCTGTCGTTCTTCCGGTGTCAGGGTCAATTCCTTGTACGCATTGGTGATGGCTTTCGCGGCTGCTTCCCTTGTGATGGGGATTGGTTTCCCGTCGTCTGAGTAGCCTGTAGAGTGAATAAAAGGACGCCAGGGATAGTCGTAGCATTCATCCATGTAGACATCAGAGGCTTCGCAAAAATAGGAGTTGAATGCCTGTGCCCAACATGCCATAGGAGGGCTCCAGTAGTTTCTGAACTCAACCCTGATTCGATACTTACCGACCACCTGTTGGAAGACGGCTTCTGTAAATTCCATCGGTTCTGTCATTGTTTTATCCATAAAAAAAGAGCACCCAGGAAACGGATGCTCAGAGTTTTGATGTATTCATTTAGTGCGGTACTTCGATAAGGATTGAATCGAAAGGAAGGGACATCTGTACGTCTTTTTGATACTCGTCCATTTTTAAAAGCATCACTTTCTTTTCATCTTTCCATTTGGCGAGAGAAGAGGCGCAGAAACTAATCTGCCGTTTTCGTTCGTCGAACTTTGCCTCCAGTCGCAGGGCCTTCTGATACGTCGACAGGTTAATGTTCTGTAAAGCCTTCACTGCTGCTTCGAAGGCTTGTGCAAATCTGATTTGATATCGTTCTGCTCTTTTTCCGGACAACTTCATCGCCAGAATGTTGAAGCCCGTTTGATTCATTCTGAATGCTGGGGACTCAATAAAGACATCCGGATTTTTAGGATGCGGACGGCTTGTGGTTGTCTCCTGAAAATATAGGAGACATAAAAGCTCTGAATTTCGAGCGATCAGGCCTCTAATGATCTGAAGCAAATTGTCATGACGGTATCCGAAATAATCCGCTACGACGGTAGACAGGACTGTAGGAACACCATCAATAATTTCTAACGTCGGTGGCGGAAGAGTCGTCAATTCATTCATTTTTTGATTCCTCTGTTAAAGTAATCTCACTTATTGGTTTGTGTATCTGGAAACATTTTCTGTAGGAAGAAGTTCTTAATTTTTTGCAGTTCAATGATCTGGTTCTCTATGCGCTCTTGGTTCTCATCCATTGCCTGCATGGTTTTATCAATCAGATAAATAACCCGGTCATTAGTAGGGATTTTGATTTTCATCCGTCCAATGTCTTCAAAAGCGATATTGATAGTCTGCAGATAACGGCTTAGGAAGTTGGGCAAGCTGTACTCGATGACAGAGAACAAAAAATATGGCGGATAGTTTTTTGAATTCACGCAAACATACCGCCCATCTACTAGAGAATCAGTTTTTAAAATTTTGACTTCGCAATTGTTTCTGCTCACTCCGGAAATCGGGATCAAAATAGTTCCAGCTGAGTAGAGTTGTCCTTTTTTTGCTCTTTCGATCGTGGCGCACTCCGAGAGCGACCTAATAATTGTTTTTCCCACTTATTAATCTCCATTGCTTCCTCATAGCTAAATCCGGTTAGCTTTTTAATTTGTCCAAGAAGTTCCTTTTCCGTCTGTTTGATTTCGCCGTCTATCTGAACCAGTTCCCGGACAGATTTTGCGAAGTCGACCGGTTCTTCTTGCTCCAATCTGTCAACGTATCGGGGAATATTGAGATTGAAATCGTTCTCTTCTAATTCGTTTGGTGAAACCAATTTCGAAAAGCCCTGGATTGAATTCCTGCAGCGGATTGCCTCAATGACGAGCTGAACATGCTCATCAAGCATTTCATTCTGTTTTGACCGTTTCTTGAAGGACTTAGAGGCGTCAACAAATAAGGTCCCACGGTTGTTTTGTTTGCTCAGTCCCAGCAAACAAACAGGAATTGAGGTGTTCAAAAAAAAGTTTGTCCGGAAGGCCGACCACGTACTCCAGAAGCCCTGCTCGGATCAAATTCTCTCTGACCGTCTTTTCTCCGTTTCCTCTGAATAAAACTCCATGAGGAAGAACGGCTATCAATTTCGCGGCATCACGCAAATGATGTAGGCCATGCAGCACAAATTGAAAGTCTGCATAGGATTTTGGAGCAAGACCGAAAGCCTTGTTCTCTTCGCTTTTTACTGGAGTCCATTTCACAGAGTAGGGCGGATTCATCACTACGAAATCAAATGTCCGGAACTCTGGCTCATCGGAGGAGACGGTGATAGTGGAAAATCGTTCCCCTTTGCTGAGCCGATAAACCGCTTTTAATTCTTTGGTCAAAACGTCCAGATGAAGAACTTCAGCCTCTGCATTCCGGATAGCCAGATTTGTCAGAAGGAAGGGAATAGCACGGTCACTAAGTTCCTCAGCGTGTAAGAACGCGTCCGGGAACTTGTTCAGGATCTGTATAAGTAAGGTTCCTGTTCCGCTGCATATATCAGCAACCGACCCGGAATCCGTCATCTGAGAGGCGATAATCTGGGCGATAGAGTCAGGTGTGAAATCCTGTTTGAATTTATCCCTATCTCCATGTTCGGATTGAAACAGGTCCCTCAGGAAGTCGATTTTCAAATCTACGTTGTTAGAAACGAGGTATTCAAAAAAATGATTCTTCTCGCTCTGATTTAGGACCGTCTGTTTGAGAAGATCAACTATTTTGTACGCCTCAGAACATTCAAAAAACGATTCAAAAAGTTTGGCAATTTCCATAAAAATATAGCCGCTCAATCGGCGGCTGTTTGATCAGAATGTTTTAGTAGAAGATGTTTTTTCTCTCTGACTCGGCGAGCTACTTTGCATTGGAAGAGCAGAAGATTTCCTAACTTTTCGGCATCTTCAATATCTAAGTTCAGATAACTGGTTGAGAGGCCATCGTGTCCTTTCATCCATAATGTGACAACCACTTCATCATCTTCGAACGGTTTCAGGTCGGAGTAGGCATCCACTTCAACACCGATGCGGTCTACCGCCTCGGGTTCTCCTAATTCGAGGTTAGTGTCAATTTCTAACTCAATGCTGTTCTCACCATTGATTGTTTGATTGGCCAACTGTTCAATCGTTTTATTGCTGAATCTCATCTTGGTCTCCAGTTGTCTGTTTTAATTCGTTTGGTTGTGTGTACGGTCATTTCGTACAACTCTCGGAATAAGTTTTATTACCGGCGCCGGCGAAATCCTTCCGGAGAAGCTATTGGCATAAAGGCGAAAATTGTCTTCTCCCGAAGCCGCCAGGTTCTTCCTTCGTAGAAATCAATGTCATAAAAATTGAAGCCCTCTTCCATGTATCTGAATATGCAAATTTGATCCAGCTGCGGCTTAAACTCCGGATAACCGAACCATCGCTCCTCAGGCAGGTACTCGTTCTCGAGATCGTCAAATAGCGTAGGAGTTTGGTTGTCTCTGTCTTTCCAATACCTTTCATCCGGCGCCGGAGGATATTCACCAAATTTGGCCGGAAGGAAGCGGAAGAAATGGGTTGTATATGACGATGTTGGGATTGGCCCCAGCACTGAGTAATACGTTATGTCTACGAGGTCTTCAAACTTATCTGACCGCGTGATGGACATAACAATCCGATGTTCGGGTATTGAATCTCCTGGGTAATCCATCCAGCGGTCAATATAACTAATATCTGTCATTTTCAAAGTCCGGCAAAAAGAGGCTCGTTCCGGATGTCCATTAAAGCCTCAAGCGCTTTTCGTTTCCTCTCTGCTTTCTCAGCAGCTCTCTTTTGACAACTAAGCCTGAATTCTTCGGAAGAAAATTTCATTTCATTTGCACGGAAGCGCTTGACCTCTTCGACGAGTTTTTTATCCTCGTCAGAAAGCTCGGTAGGGACGCCAAGTTTCAGCATGTATTTAATAGCCTCTCCCGGTGTCATCAGGCCAGAGAATTCATCCATTCTCTGGTTGAGTTCAGCTTCATCAACCTGGGACTTCCCGGCAAAATAATCAGCCCGCTTCTCGAGTTCTTTCTTCTCAAATTCATCAGCAAACAGTGGAGCAGTCTTCTCAATTCGCGTGTGCATCCTCTTTTTTCTCATGGCCGCTCGTTTCTCTTCGTCCATCTTTCTTTTTGGTTTTGGATGTTCGAAGTAGATGCCAATGGCCCACGCGCTAAGGCCCCAGTTGGCGGCCATAATCAAAGGAAGGGTCAACTCTTCCTCAAAAGGACTGCTGCATAAAATCTTCGGCAGGCCTGCAGGTCTCGGTTTATATGGATTCCTCCAGGTTATTGTGTACCTAAGATCAGACACCGGTCGATCTTTCATGTTGTCACCTAATAAAAAGGCCCTCCGAAGAGGGCTCGTTATTTTTCAACTTTGAACGTTACTGGCTCCCAGGCGTCGTAGGTCAATTCCTGCAAATCTCGCTTGGCGTATTCGCCTTTGTAGAAATATCCGAAATCGCATCCGGGCATCGTCAATGTTGCGTAGTCTCCGCTTTTATAGTGCCGGAGTAGAAAAATCCTTCCGTTGTAATGCGAGGCATTAGGATTCTTCTCAAAGTTGCACATCCGGCAAATAAAAAGGCTTCCGTCCGGGAAGTCATCAAAGGGAATAGGTCCAGTGTGAGTAAGAGCTATTTCCATTAGGTCATTCCTCTGTCTCGTCTTCGTAATCGTCAAAGCTTCCTATTACATCTTTGGCTTTGAATACTCTGGTGTATTCATCCATGAGCGGCTCTCCCGGCAATTCATCTCCGGTTCCAGCTTCATCCAGAGCATCGACCCAATCTTGCAAAAGACTATAAACATCGTCCTCGAAACGCTCTCTGAGCTGTTTTACGATCTTGATTTGTTTGTCTTTATCCATGTCTGCTTTTCCTTTTATATGGTTCTGGCAGTTCTTTGAATCCCTGAATCTGGGCTTGTATTTCTCCAACCCATTCACTGTCACCGCCAACTAAACCCCAACGACCGATCCGAACTTCTGATCGCTCACCGATTTTTACCGTGATGAGGTATTCACCTTCCTCCGGAGGAAGGATTTCCGGATAAGGGTTCCAAACATCAGGAAGAAAATCCTCGCATGAGGAGAATGCTGAAGACTTAACTTGATAAGCCGTATACAACAAAGGGTTGATTTTTATTTCAAATTCAACCCATTCTTCCGGATAATCTCCTCTTTCCATCGCATTATTAAAAATGTTATCGATATCATCATCGCTGAAATGTTTCCGCAGGAGTTTGGCGATTTTGATATCGTTTGGCCTCCATTTTTTCGTCATCGCAGTTCTCCATACGAATAAGCTCTTTCAGGGCTGTAATCGACATAACAGAACTGGCCCGGGTAAGTAAGGCTCCGAGCCACTGCGTTTACCAGTTCCGTTGTTTTTCCATCAGCTGGCAACCTCATCGCTTTTTTGACGATCTTTGTTGTGCCGTCATCCATAGCCGCAATGACACCGGCACAAATAGGATTGGCTGGAGCAGGTGTTGACATTCTTGACTGGGGACGACAATGCAGGATGAAATCACACCATTTACAAAGACCATCTTTGACACACTGGTTATGGTCTTTTAGGTATGCTGCTATCTTTAGCGCCGTCGGTTCGTCCGCCAGAATGTACATGCGGTTAAGAAAATCCATGTAGCTAGGCCATTTTTTGTCTGTCCGGAAATCTTCCCAGCATGACTTAATTTCAATGCCGGCGAGTTCCATGCCGTAACCGATGCCAATAACATCTAAACGGTGTTCGTATCCGTTGCGGTAAGAAATCGTAGTATTGAAAATCCCTCCTTCTGCTAACTTTTCGTTGTAGTCAAAATTGTTCTCGATTGCTTCTCTGAGTTTTGCATCAGGATTGAGACGATATTCAAACGTCCTGTGGATAGTGAATTGCGGTATTGCCTTGAATCCCCTCTCTCCTAGGTAATTTTGTGCAATTTCGGTTAAAAACCGTTCCTTTCTCCCTCTCTCTATCTGAGAGATGTTTTGGATTGGTTCTTCATTCAACATCGATTTTCTCCCAGCGCATCAGATCCAAGTAATCATCGTCAAAAGGAAACAATTCGCCTTCACTAGTGCAGAAGTCTCCATTTAAATAAGTCAAGATTTCATACAACTGCATTCCGGTTTCGGGATAGTGTGCCAAGACAACAATTTGTTCATAATCCTCGAATTGGTGATTCCTAGGATCATCAGTGTTTTCAAGTTCAAGTTTCATTTTCTGGCCTCCGGTTGATATGGGGCGGGAAAGGCTCTAAAAGCAATCACATCAGAATGTGCGGTTTCCCATTTTCCTAGGTTGTCGAAATAGTTCTGTTGCACGTAATCCGCATCCTCGTCTTTAAATGTCACGAGGTACTCTCCGCACTCCGGAGGATTAACCTCCGGGAACGGGTTCCAGTCGTCTGGGTCGTATGCGCGAACTCGTTCTATTTCTGATTTACTGACCGATATACATCCCCATGCCCCACTTTCGCCGGGAGCGCTTTGAAATTCAAAGTTTATAGTCTCGTTATGGTTGTCATACTGTTCTCTTATTGCCTTCTGGACATAATCTTTCCCGCAAAGAACATTCAGAGCGGTTTCAATATCTGGGTTCTTAAACCGATATGCGTAATTCATTGTTTTCTCCAAAAGAAAAGCCCCGCAGTTAGCGAGGCATCCGAGCATCTAGTTCCTTGTACAGTCTGGTTAGATATTCAAATTTTTCTCGCCAGAATGTCTCCCCAGTACATTGATTCATGCGCTTTCTTACGTCCTCTCTCAACTCAGAAAGGAAATTCAAGATGTAATGGTGGAGATCCTCATCAAGTTCCAAGAAAGCAAATTCTCCCGTTTCGTTTCGATGATCCTCCATGTAGGAATAAAGCTCTTTTTCTAAATGAGTCAAAATACCTTGGCTCGTTAGGTAAAAATGCGGAGTACAGTCTTCTGGACAGTCGAGGTAATCGGAAAATGCCTCGGTTAGTTGATATAGATCTGCACCCGTGTATTCAAAGTAATTCACGTTACTTGTCCTTATAAAAAACTAGCCAGAACCTAGAGACTCCAGTTTTTGAGCTTGTCACTTTCTTGTCTCCGCATAGTGGAACGATAGGTTTGAAGAGGTGAAGAATTAACGGGAGAGGAATATCCTTATCTGTCCATTTGAAAATTAAGGTTCCATGAGGCTTAAGGACTCTCCAGCATTCTCTAAAGCCTTTTTGCAAATCTTCTTTCCATGTTTCTTTGTTTAGGACTCCGTAAGACTGAGCTATATAGGAGGTCTTGCCGAGGTTGTAAAGATGCGGAGGATCAAACATGACTAAATAAAATGAATTGTCCTTAAAGGGAAGGGACCTAAAATCCATTTTTTGATCCGGGTGAACGTCTAGTGTTCGGTAATCACACTGCACGTAAGATTCATCCCTAATATCTCCAAAAAGAACGATAGGGTTGTTCTTGTCGAAGTAAAACTTTCGACCTCCGCACGCAGGGTCCAGAACTTGTTCCTGCCCATCAACAGTCTTTAATTTGATTCCCATTTATCCCTCTCTTAGTTGCCAGCCGTTCATAGGCAGTTCTAAAAGTTGAGTACCAGTCGAAATACTTATCCCCCAAGAACCAATCGCCGTTTTTCGACATGTTCAGTTCAGAGGCATTCATGAGGGCTAGCATGCACTCTTCGAAAAATCTCAGGATGCGCTTGTGCAGTTCTTCTGTGATCTGATAGACGAATTCCCGCCGTTCATCACTGAAGTAGTCCTCCGACTCAATTCCCTTTTCGATGATTCTCAGGATTCCGTTTGCCCGGATAAAATCCGTAGAGCTGAGCGGATGATCTTCACCAAAATCAATGGAGAACGCGGAGTACATGAGATCTAGGTCGTCTTTGTTGTATTCGAATTGTTTCATCTCAGTGCGAATGAAAATAGACCATTTCTGTCGTACCAAGCACGCACGTAGTGCTTTGCTTCTTTTAAAGTTTTGAACTCTCTGATTGGAGGGGCCCAATTTACAAAGGAAATGAATTTCCAGCTTTTGTGCTTCTTAAAAATAAATCCGCATAAGATGTCACAACAAAAAAGTCGGTATATCGTCGGGCGTCCCGGGTATGATTTTTCAAAACTAACTGTTTGCATATTGTTTTGGGCCCCTCGTCGGGGCCTCCCTTATTGGTTTACTTGTGCTCGTCGGTCTGCTGCTGAGGTTCCGGTTCGATGACTTCTGCGTCCTGAATGTCCTTGAAATCGTCAACAGAAACGGCATTGATGTCGATTACGTCGTTCGGGTCGATCTTTTCCCCGGCTTCTCGTTTCGCGTCAACATTTGCCACCTGCAGGGCTTCGATAGAAACCGGAAGGTACTTGAATAGACGGCGGATCACTGTTTTCAGGGCCATCTGTTCGAAGTAAGTGTTCCAGATGTTCTTTGACTTGGCCTTCGCTTTGACAGCTTCAACCTCAGCGCGAGACATCACTTCGAACTGGTAGCCGCCACCGCGTAGGTTTGCGACCGCGTAGACAAACGTGATCGGTTTTTTGATGCGGTCGGCCTCAACACTTGGTACGTGATGAATGTCCGGATGCAGGCCGAGTTGATAGTTGAATTCGTCACCTTCGTGGACAGCAAAAGCTGAGATGGACAAAACTTGTCCGGAGCGACGGGCCAAATCAATCATGCCGCGGTATCCAAGAATTAACTGGCACTGGTTACCATAGGGCACGAGATAGGCTTGACCAAGGGCAGAACCGGGTTCAAGTCCTAGCTGGGCTGACTGCATGACCGCTCCGAGGAACGAGGCCGGTGTGGTATTGAGAAGGGCTGGAGTTTTACGCAGTTCGGTCGCGGCAATTCTTGCCATTCTGTCCGGGCTTAAATGCTTTGGCACAGCGAGAGCCAGTTGTTTTTTGAACTGGTCAGACAGAACTTGCTGAACGATTACCGGAGCTTTTGTCTTTGGTTTTGCGACTGGTGCAGAGGGTGCGCCGACTGCTGCGGCGAGTTGGTCGGATGTACTCATAATTTTTTCCTTATATGTAAAAAAGCCCCTCATTACGAGGGGCGCCGGCTAAGAGTTAAGTTGTTACGCGCACACACGCATAACGCGAGTTGTGCTTTCTTTCAGATAGTCAAAGTAATCATTCAGGTGTTCTTGCTTGAAGGAGTCGGAGTCGAAGCGCTTGGATGTCTGTGTCTTGTACGTCAAAACCTTCTTGCCGTCCAAAGTCAGAATTTCGTTGTCCTTCATGTCGATCGCGATCTTGGCTTTAACCGCGTCTTGCTGCTTCTTGAGCTCTTTAATTTCGCCATTAAGACGAGCATATTCGCCGTAGTTAATAGCCAGATCGCCTTGAGCTTCGATAGCTTTACCATTTGATTTCCCATAGAGCTTCAGAACATCTTCGATATTTATCGGTTCCGGAGGCGTTTTAGTTAGAACATAGTTGTTCCAGAATGCAGAGCATTTTTCTTTGATGACCTGGAATACATCAGGACGAGCATCAATCCAGTACATTCTGAAATCGGAACCGCCGATTAAAACTGCAAGGTACATGCCTCGAAGCCGCAGAATTCCGCAATACCACTGGATTTGCGTTTCATAATAAAGTGGGATTTCATGCTCTGTTCTCAGGTTGTTTTGTTTAATCTCAAGTTCCTGCGAAGGACCCCAAAGATCAGCAGTGAAGGCATGGGCTGTTTTGGCCTCAAAAGCAATGTCTGTGGTGATCGGACGATTGCCATATTTGGCGATTTCTTTTTCGGTCATCTCCAGCGGACGAACTCGCTTAGCAATATCCGGATTGATAATCGCTCTGTCGATATTTGCGATTGCCCAGTCATTTTCCGGATCAACAAACTGGTGATTGACGTTTTGCAGTTTGAAGCCTGTTCTAAGTGCGAACTCCTTTGCGACAACTTGCTCTAATGTCGTTCCCCAGTAAAGAGAAGAGGTCATTTCGTGTTCCGGAGAAAGTCCGAGTTTGTCGTTCCAAACGTCTAAAGGAGTTCTCCACGGACTCAGCTGAAGCACTGCTGCCACGTCAGAACCGCCGATACCCCGGCGCCGGCCCTCGAGCCATTGTTGTTTGTCTTTTGTCATGTTTTTTCCTTGCGTGTGTTGGTGTTAATAAAAAGAACTTGGGAAATCTGTCTTTCTTTATGGATTCGCCATGAGTTCAGGAATGAACATCAGAAGAAAGAGAACGGCGAAGAATAGAGCGCAGGCAAAGGCGACCAGTAGAACGTTCTCGCCGTCTTCCGTCTTGGCTTTTAGGACTCGTCCGATGACTGTTAGCAACAAAACCCAACCTGCTGTGAAAACTGCTAACTGGATTCCATTCATGCCTCTCATGATGTTTTCTCCATGAAAAAAGCCCCGCGGAGGGGCTCTAAATATTTATCTATGTAAAAAAGACCACAAACAGAACTAGTTGTTGCGGCTGATTATTTTCTCGATCACTGCGTTGAGCTCACTTCTTGTAGCTCTGAGATAAAAAATGATTCGCCTGAGCTCCTGAACGTCTGTGCAGTCTTTTGCGTAAATTCGAGTAGAAGTTAAACGCGTAATCACTTCACGGATTTGCTGCTCAATACTGAATATTTTTTCTTTACCGTCTGACAGCGCTAGGATTTCCTTAAAGTCTTCCTTTTCAATCTTTATCATTTGACGTTTCCTATTAAAAGACCACATTCAAAAGCTCCCCTAAGCGCAAAAATTGGAACTAACAAAATTGGTAAAAGCCTGGGGAGCTTTTGAAGATGGTCTGAACTATTAGGAATTGCCTAATAGTTGAGATGCTCGTCTTTCCGAGCCGTCACCTCCGCGAGATAATTAATTTGCAAACTTTCAACTATCTCAATGGAGGACAAGATGAATAAAGAATTCATTCAAAAGCTAATCATTGCTTTTGTTCAAAACGGCACGCTCAGCCTCCCTAAAATCAACATCGGTGGCGGTCGTGATGCAAACGAGGATCAAGCAGAAAAGGATCTTTTCGAAGCTCTTACTCGTATAGGCCGATTAGAAGAAAAGATGATCAAAGAATTTGAAGAAATTGATTTCGATCTGGAGCGAGCTGTTCAGATTATTCGTGCTCGCCATAGTAATCTGAGCTGAAGCCGGCTGGACCTGTTGCCTTTTGATCATAGTGAAGTAATTGCTCAAGCAGCTTGTTGGCTTCCAAAGCTTGTGATGACAGCTCATGGATTCTTTTGGCTTTATCTATGGCTGTCATATTGTTGTTCCTTTGAGTAAAGTCAATGCAGGTCAACTTGCTATCAATAAGAACTTTCAGCAGTCCGTCCATTTCTTCTTTACTCATCGGAAGAGTGAGGCTCCCACAACAAAGGAGGCACTGTGCATCTTGTTCTTTAATGCTCATCGCTTTCTCCTATCCCGGTTGGTTATCTGAACTTTCCCTCAGCCAGTTTCATAAGGCGTTCGGACTCCTCGCTGAAAAAGCTATTTATTTCGTCAAGCTTCTTTTGAAGGGACTCGTCCGCAAGCTGGCAATTTTTGAGCTCATACTCAAAATCGTTAATCAGTTCGGCTATCTGTTCAGCTTTCCCGGAATACTTCAGAGCGTCCTCAACGTCTGAGTAATCCCGTTTTTCAATTACAAGCCTTTCCATTTACATCTCCTTTGATGGTCAATTCATTCAGAAACCTCTTCCGCTGCCGTTCAGTGGACAGAAACAAGGGATTTGGCAGAAAAGAGGTTTGTGGATGAACTTGTTCAAAAAATGTACAAGTTGGAGTGCCGTCTATAATTGATACTGACGGACTGGATCAGGATGATCCGAGCGGTCATTCCCAGACGGAATGCAGTGTGAGAACACTGAGAAATGCGTCCCAGTGGCGGGCGCCGGAAACTGTCCTAGCGGCAGGCCGGCGCTTTTGATTTACTCCAAGCTAAGTATTCCTCAAACGTTACAAAGCTTGAAGAGAACTTTATGGCCTGTTCAATCAAATCCAGTTTGGTATCGCAATAAGTATCGAACGGCCAGCCAAGCTTGAACCCGCTGAGTATTAAGCGGTCCGCACTAAAGTTTCCGCTTTTATTCAAAGCATCTATGACGAAATCAATAAATTCTTGAGCTTGAGGACTTGCCGGGAAAAGGCGCTTGAGCGTTTCGTCCGGCAAGATTCTCTCTGCGAATTTAGTGTTGTTGAACTCGCCACAAATGCCTACAAATAGAACATCTTCACCGCAAGTTACAGGAGTGAATAGAACAGGAATCCAGCGGGCCTGATACTTCGGAAGACTGGGGAAAGGTATGTTCATAGGATTCTCAGCAGTATCGGCGAAGGTAGTTGTAGATTTCATCAACTTCCCAGCCGCGCCCAAACTCGCAGGCATAATCCCAACAATTTCCATAGTCGAACTCATTTCGTTTGGCCAACTCGTCGCAATAAGCCTTAGCTGCTCGTTTCTGTTCGAGTAATTCGAGCCTTTGCTTTTTCGTTAATTTCTTCGGTTTTTCCATTTTTATCTCCTTAAAAAACAAAAACTCCCTCCGGAGTTGTGACACGCTAGGACGGATATTCAGGAGATCCGGAGGAAGTTTTTGTTTGCGCTCTACAGTTTCTCTTGCGAGAGCGCTTAGCTCACCCAGTTCACGAGACTGGGGCGCCCGAGTTTCTGTTCTTGGTTTTGATTTCCTCATCTGGTTAGCTTCTCGGGACCTCAACGCAGGTTTGCTGTTCTTGATACTGCGTGCATCTCAAATGCCTTTATTTGTCAGAGGTCTCTAGCTGAAAAGTGTTTCGTGGCTACCGTTTGCCTTACTCATTCACTTCACTGACTGCTGGTGTTCGATTGTCTTTCTTCGCGTGACCAGCACCGCCTGCATCGGCCGTTTCGAATCTTTTCGCTCACAGGCTCTACTTTTGCCTGCTGCGTCCGGGTTTAGTACTCCATGGCCCGGATTCTGAAATTGTTTACCTTAGAGCAACATTAGGTTTCTCCTTAAAATCATTAAGGAGAAGTATAAGGTGAAAATTAGGCAAATGCAAGGAAAAAGTTAGGAATACCTAAATATTTTTCTAAAGGATTTTTAGGCATAGACGGAATTAACGAATTGGAAGGAACAAAAAGCCGCATTCGCGGCAATAAAAAACCGCCCGTAGGCGGTCATATATGAGAGCAATTAAGCGGCAAGGGAGTTTGCGAACTTTTCTCTGGAATCCCAGGGAATCGGCGTAGCATCATAGCTATTAAATGCTGTTTTAAAGTTTACATCGTCCTTGTTTTCTGGTTTCTTGTAAATTACGTAGAAGGAGGCTTCGCGCTCTTCTTGAATGTCAGACCAGGAGAAAAGAGCCAAACGTGCCGCATCGGAAGTCGGACGATTTACTAACTTAATGAGACGTTCTTTCGAATTCTTTGACCGAGGAATAGCGAAGTCAAAATAGTTTTGGAATTGGGACCTACCGACTAGCGTAACCCTAGGCGTATAACGAATATCGAGAGAGTCAAGCCAAGCTTCAACATCTTCAAAGAAGAATGCGTCTGGACTACTAGGCTTGGCAGAATAGAATATGTCGTCGACAGACATTATGGCTTGTAAGAGGGAATGTTTTGCTAAGAAAAAATTTTCTTTACTTGCATCTACAAACAAGTCGTCGCCATCTAATCTCACACCGAACCCATTTATTGTCTGGGTAAGGAGTTTTTTTCTACGTCCTTTTTGAATGTCACACCCGCTCATTTCCAGATCTGCAATTGTTTCGCCTAAATCGGTAAAGCGAATGCTGCCATTGCCTAAAGACTGGATATAAATTTGTATAAAGTCATTGTGGCGATTTAAAAAAGGCGTAGTAATCTCCATCACTTCATTGATTTGTCGCCAAGAAGTGTTATCCATTAGCCATTTGTAATAGCCTTGAATTAGCCCTTTCATGTCATTGGGCCGGATTAAACACGAGTCCATAATTAATTGGTGGTGGAACCACTACATTGCAAAATTTTAAAAAATCTTCATAGGTTTGTATAGGATTGCCGATGTTCGAAAAATCCTCTTTTGGCAACTCCACTGCGTATCGGTCTCCATATTCTTCCGTATATAGATGAAGATGCGGCGACCCGATTCTTTTTCCATCTGGATTCAAATGAGGCGCTCCATAATCCAGACGAGCAAGAACGTAGCAGTTTCTCGCCCTTGCCTGAAAGGTGTAATAAAGGACAACTTTCTTTTGGTTCACCATCATAATGAATCTTTCTCTTTTGTCCTTTGAAAACAAATCGTATTCAATTCTTCCACCGACGGAGGGAAAGTTGATGGCAACTTCCCCTATGTAATGTTTAGGAAGTTTCAATAGATAATCAGCAACATCTTTCTCTAAAACGGTCATGGTGCTTTCAAATGCGTTTAAGTTCTTAGAGTAAATATTTGACCAAGAATCTGAAATATTCAGCCTGTCGTATCTAACAATCCTCGTCTATACCGATCCAGATCTTTCTATGACCTCTCCAATGATCTGTACTTGCTCAGTGTCTGCAGGTTTTATGGTTTCGTCCGGAAAATTTGGATTTTCTGAATGGACCATTATTGAGCCGTCAATCTTCCTATAGAGCCTCTTAACGCGTAAAGCATCACCATAAACAAAGGCATAAATTCGACCATCGATAATCTCAGTTTTCGAACAGTCGACCAAGACGACATCGTGGTCGAGCAAAAGAGGTTCCATAGAGTCCCCCTTTACTTTGAATCTTTTGCAGTCTTCTGGGTTGATGTTTTTTCGCTGGAACCAAGAGCGGCGATAAGCAGCTTTATATTCAGAAGCAAGTTCTTCTAGCGTTGAATTTTGTTCAAATCCTGCCGCAAACCGAATTTTGTATTCGGGAATTTCTACCCAATCGTCGTCATCGCAAACTTCTTCCGTCACCAGAACATTTGGGGACTTCATTGGACCGTTACCGGTTGCTAACCACGTTGAAGAAACGCCAAGCAATTTGGCAACCTTGGGAAGATAAATAGATTTGATGCTTTTCGACTTGCCAGTAAACCAATCGGAAACTGAAGCCGGAGAGATCGAACATAACCTAGCGATGTCACTTTTCTTTAGTCCGGAATCACTTAACGCCAAGGTTAAACGCTCTGCCAATGTTGTTTTTTCGTTCATTTGCGTAACCCTTTCTTTATTAGGTTTTCCTAACATATTTTAAAGAAAATTATTTAGGCACATTGATTAAATTATTCGGAAAACCTTATAATGAAATAAGGCAAAATTTAGGAAAACTTTAATCATGCGAAAAAGAACCGATATTCATACCGCTCGCCTAATTGTCGACTCTTTGGGCGGAACTACAGCGGTCGCGAACATTTGTGAAGTCAAACCAGCCAGCGTCTCCGGATGGTTGAAATCTGGAATGCCAGAAGGCCGTCTTTTGTTTTTACAGAAAAAATTCAAACGCATTCCGGTGATTAAACACGCTGTCGCCAACTAAATAGGAGTCAATATGGCTCGCTATAAAAAAATTGACGTCCGAATTTGGAATGACGCGAAATTTAACGCCCTGAGTTCTGACGCTCAACTAATATTTTTGTACCTTCTCACGTCGCCCCAAACAACGATGTTGGGCGCTGTCCCTGTGGATAAACATACGGTATCGAGAATTTTGAAGTTTGACGATATACGGTATGGCATAGGGTATAAGCAACTATTCCAATACGGTATGTTGGAGTACGACGAGGCTGGAATTTTCTGGATTAAAAACTTCCTGAAATACAACCCGCCGGAGAATCCAAAGGTCGTAATTTCTTACGCTTCTTTATTAGACCTTTTTCCGGAATGCCCTCTATTAATAAAGATTGCTAAATCAGTTCTGAGGGCTTGCGAGGCAAGGGGAGACTCCTATGTAAATTCCTTACATCCGGAGTTCAAAAAACTTGCTAAATACGATATAGCAAAGGGTATGCCATACGGTATCGCATACGGTATGCCATATCAGGAACAGGAACAGGAACAGGAAAAGAATAAAAAAGAAAATATAAAAGAAAAAAATCCGCCGACAACTTCTGGACTTGAAAACCAATCCGAAGATGAACTGCCTTTTTCAGAACCAGAGACCCCAACCATTTCCAAAACGGAAACAGTTGAGAAAAAAGCGAAGCGGAAAACCAAAGCTAAACAACCGTGTCCGTTTAATGACGGAGACGCCATTCCGGAAGATTTTTTGAAGATAGCTGAGCAATATCACATTGCCAATCCTCAGCTGCTATTCCAAAAAATGATTTCGTACTGCAAATCAAACGGGAAAGAGTACGTCGACTACAAGGCGGCATTCCGGACATTCTGCATACAAGACCAGGAAAGAAACCGCGGTAAACAAAACTCCGGAACCAACAGCAACAACTCAGCACCTATGCCTTATGAGCCTCCGGGAGGTTTTACGGAGGACTACTACAGAAAGGGCTGCAAATTCGATGACAAGGGGAACATTCTGCTATGACAACATTCGTATCAATCGGGAGCCTGACTGGTTCCATCCATCCGTCTCTCTCCGGTGTTTTAACTAAACGCAAGACGGTTCTCAATTGCCCGATCCATGGGGATTATGAGGCTGAAGGAATCTACCTCGGTTCCATTCTCAAGACTCAAACAAAATGCCCGCAGTGCGAAGAGGACCAACGCGAAGCAAGAGAAGCCATCGAAGCGGTAATGAGACAAGAGGCCATCAAGAAAGAGGTTGAGGAACGCGTTGCAAAGTCTCGAGTTCCGCTCGAGTACAGAACCAAATCCTTTGACAGTTTTCGAGTTCTCAATGCTGAGCAAGGGAAGGCTCTTGAGCTTTCAAAGCGTTTCGTCCGAGGTTGGGAGAAGGCAAAGGCGGGCGGCTATGGTTTGCTCTTCCTTGGAAGTTGCGGGACTGGCAAAACCCATCTTGCTTGTTCAATCGTGGCAGCTCTCATCGCTAACCACCAGTTTCTGTTCCCGAAGTATTACCGAACATCCGAGATTTTCTCGGCAGTTCGAAAAAGTTACGTCCCGGGCTCTCAGACAAGCGAAGACGAAGTTCTCAACTACTTCTCCGGAATAGAACTGCTTGTTATTGATGAGGTCGGAGTTCAGAAAGGCTCCGACGCAGAAAGACGGATCTTGTTTTCGATTCTGGATACCCGCATGACCTCCAACAAGCCGACCATTTTGTTGAGCAATCTCAGTGCTGAGGGATTGTGCTCTCTGCTTGGTGATCGTCTCTATGACCGTGTTCGCTCCAAATGCGTTCCGGCGCTGTTTGTAGGTCAGTCTATGAGAAAGCCGGCAACACCTGATTTATTCGACTGAGGTGCGAGATGTCAGAGAGTGCATGGCAGCTATTGATGATCATTTTGGCGCCGGTCGTGTTCAATAATTTGGTGATTTTTGGGCTACTGGTGAGGGCGGCGCTTGAAATCCGAGGGGAGAAAAAGAATGCAAATTGACCGAATAAAGGGAGTGGAAGTCGTACGTTGGACTGACGAGGAACGCCGGAACCTCTACGGTGAATCCATATCTGACTGGTTCAATTGGGTTAATGAATGTGCTGACCCGGATGAAGTCAGGAAGGCGACTCTTAAGGCCTGGAGCTTGTTGAAGCGTAACGCTGATTTAACCGGAGAACAGTCGAGCCAGGAGGATACGAAACATGGATGCTAGTGCTGCTTTCGTCCTTTTTTGCTTGGTTTTAATCGTCATGATTCTGAAGGGCTGAGCATGGACATTTTTGGATATTTTTGTGTGTACGGGCTCGGATGCTGTGTGATCGGTTGCTATTTAGCAGGGAATGAAATGAACTTTGATTTCCTTAATTTCTTCGCTCTGGTAGGTCTATCCGGAGGAGTCTTAAGTCTTATCGACTTTGCATGGTTCGCCTACTCAGGATCGAACATTGATTACAGCTTGAAGATTTTAGGGATGGTTATTGCTATCGATTTCGTTTGTGCTTTCCGGAGGAAGTCTGAATGACCGGGTGCTGCCTCTATTGCATTCATGCTCAGGCATTTTGGATAGGGCCGGACGGGAAGAAGCATCTGCCTCCAAAAC